GTTGCTACACTATTCACATATGTAGTCTTACCTGATAAAGGAGAACCATAAACTAAATATCTATGTTGAGTGTAATAACCATATCTATTATGTATAGCATTATGACAATCTCTATGAACTAACATTAAGTTATCTAAGTTAAGACTTATATTAAAGTCATTAACATTAAGCATTGTTAACTCTTCTATATGATGACCTATTGCGTCATACTTCTTAAGTATTAACTTCTTGCAATGGTCACATATCATTCCACGTTCTAACATTAATCTTTGTCTAGCATTCTGCCAATTATCAGAAGTATAAAAACTATGTAGTGAGTTATACATCTTCTTCAGTCACCACACTAATTACATCATCACATTGATAATTCACATAAAACCAAAATAAAGCTGCATCAATATCTTCAGCTTTAACACGAATAACTTTAATATCTTGACCTATTGTGTATTTGATTTTAAATGTCTTTACCATAACTAAAAGATTTTCTCCTCAACTAGTTTTTCTTGTAAGTTTAATTGTTTCTTCTTTAACTCATAGTTTTTCTTATCTTTAACATACTCAGGGTCATATAAGTTTAGAGCACCAAATATCGCAGTAGTATCAGGTGGAAAGTAAGTGTCTTCATCATAATAAATAACTTTTTCAGTTTCTCTTGTTTTCTTTCCGTTATCATAAAATACATCTTTTACTTTAATTGCTTTTCTAGTAGTATGAGTAAAACCTAAAGCTCTAGTAACTAATGCACTTCTAAGTTCTAATATTACTGGTTTACGTAATTTCTTACATATCTTATCCAACTCTTCAAATTGTTTTTTATAAGCATTAAACGTAGAATAAGGTACTCCTAAATTTCTAGCACATTGTTTTAGTGATGCACCTTTATCTAACCACTCTTCAATGTCTTTGAGAAACGGTTGTACTTGTGTAAAATACATACAGTTTCTACCTGCATTATTTTTGTTCATATTATCATCTCTTTTATTAATATAGTATAATATAATTTTTTTTTTATTAATTTAATTTCTTTTTAATCTCTTTAATATCGTGTTGTAGCTCTGTGATATTACCTTCAGCTACAAATAATCTCTCAACAGCATTATTATGTAAATCTACTTTTTTCTCTAATTGCTCAATTCGATAATTACTCAATTTGCTAGATGTTAATATACCAGCAAATGTTCCAAACAAAGTTCCTAATAAAGATATTAACGCTACAATAACTACTTCACTCATTTTATACTCACCTACTACTTACTATTTATCTTCTTACTTAGATCGATAAATGTTTCAAGTATGTCAGTTACTAATTGTTCGTTATACTTCCAGTTTAATTCTTCACTAATAGCTTCAATTGATTTTAAAACGAATTTTTTCTTTTCTTCACCTGTACCACCATTGTTTTCAGCAATAATAGCAAACTCTCTAACTTTATCTGTTATATGTTGTAGACCAATTAAACCTTCAGTAAGCTTTTCAGCTTTATCTATATTTTTAATTGCTTTTAATTTAGTTAAAATAGTAATAACACTAGTAACAATAGCTATTATTAAACTAACAATTGCAGTGATTATTTCAATACTTTCCATTTATTTCCTCCATAAAAAGCCTATTACTCTTATAATTATATTATACTACAATAGGAAATAATTGTAAATAGTTTTTTTAGTTGTTACACTTGTTACACTGTTACACTAAATTTTCAATGTTATTATAAATACATATATAATATATAAATATATAAATATATATAATTTTTATAAAAATATAAAAAAATAAATGTAACAGTGTAACAAATAAAATAAATAGTTCTTAAATATAGTCAAATTTAACTTTTGAGTATATTTATTTAACATTTTGACTATATTTTTTAAATTAAACATACTCATTTTGTTACACTTCTTCAAGTGTAACGAAGTGTAACAGAAGTGTAACAACCTATAAAAACTAATTTTTTGTATAAAAAAAGTTACACTTTTAAAGTGTAACACTATAACACGCTATATTTTAAGTGTAACAAAGTGTAACAAAGTGTAACTAATTCTCAGCAAAAACTCTTATACATTTTCCATCAATTCTTGATACTGAGCTATACAAATTAAATGTCTTATTAACTTGTTTAGTAAACTCAGATTTACCTAACTTACTTCGTAAACCTTCTTCTTCTGCCCATAGACAATATGATAAATAAGCATCATTAGTTGTGTTATTAACAAAGTCATCAATTACTTTATCTTTTAAATATCTTATTATAGGATTGTTAGTCTCTTCATAGTCTTTCATTTCTTGTTCTACTAATACTGATTTAGTAAAGCCTTTATTCTTTAACACGTTTCTTAAACCTTTAAGTCCTATACAGATTAGATATTGTGCCATTTCAGGTACTAACAATTTGTACTTAATGTAAGGGTCAAAGTCATCATCATTAGGTGTAATTGTTGCTCTAAATGGTAGTATAATTAATCTATCAATTGCAGCTTTATCTTTAAAGTAAGGCATCTTATTAGCTGAGAAGAAGAATTTAGTGTACATTCTTTCTATATTAAATGGGTCTTTACCTTTACGTTCTACTGTTATCTGTGAGCCACTAACTAAATTCTTAAACACTGATATTTTGCCGCTAAATGATTCTTCTATATCATCACCTAAGTTTGCTAGTTTACCAAATAAATCTGCTGTTCTAAATCGATCACCAATATCATCTAAAGATAGTGTTGATACGTTATCATTTCCTAACATATAGTGAAGCATTTCTATAAATGTTGATTTACCTGTTGATTTTCCTCCAACACTAAAGAAACTCTTTCTTAACTCATTTCTTCTATAAAAACAATAACCGATCACTTCTTCTAATAAAGCTCGTATCTCTTTATCTTCACAACTTAATTTATTTAAAGTATCATCAGTCAATTTGTGATAACTATCGGGTACATAGTCAAAAGGTATTTTATTAGTAATTATAAAGTCAGGACTAAAAGGTAACATCACATCATCTACAATATCATAGATACCATTATTAAAAGCTATATATCGTGCGTCAGCTAGTTCTTTCTCTTCTACTATTAATCTTAAATAACTTAGAACTTCTTTTCTTTTAGCTTGAGTTAATAATTCGATATTCTTAATCATTTCTTGTTCTATGTAAATATCACCGTTTTTATAAATACCATCTTTATAGATAAATAAATTATCATTTAAACTAATAATATTTGCAGAGTCTTTTAAATACTTACTAAACTTATCAAATAGAAACGTCTTATCAGAGTAAAAAGTAGGTTTACTAAAAGCATCAGGTCTTAATATAGTATTAATCTCATTCTCACTTAATTGTTCATCTAATACATAGTTGTTTAATAATTTAATAGTAGCTATTATCTGCTCTTGTGAGAATAAACAACTTTGTAGCTTTAATATATAATTAAATAAAGTTTGATTTCTACCATCACCTTCAGACATTGAGCTAAAATCAATATCACATTTAACAGGCTTTAAATAGAAAGGTACTACATTGTACTCTTCATCTTCAAGCTTATCATAAATGATCGGTCTTACCTCGTCTTTATATTTAACTACAGCATAACTATTTTTAACTCCAACTTTAATATCTGCTTTTAAGCCACAAGCTAAATTTACTCCTGTGTAGCAGCTATTAACATCACTATTTTTAAAGTAGAAGTGTTTACCTCTTGAAGTTTGAACTACTCTACAAATTAAACCTAAATCTTCTACTAAGTGCATCATCTTTTCACTATCTTTTTGGTTGTCTATATCTATAAGTATAGTGTCTTTAGCTAAAACACCAGCATACTCATCATATTTAGATACTTCTTCTAACGTTAATAAAGGTGCATCTTTAAATTTTAAGAGTGGTTTTTTATTCTTTGTAGGAATATAACCTCTGTACAAATTAATCACCTTCTTTTTCTAGTAAAATATATTTTTTGCCGTCGATCATAACTGCTTTAATAGAAACTTTAGAACCTTCTTTAATGTTTAATTCATTTCTAATAGTAACTGGAATAAGTACTCTTCCGGCAAAATCTAAAGTCTTCTTATGTTGTGTTGTGTTCTCCATATCTCTTTTACTCCTTTCCTACAAATTGTTCTAATCTTGTATAAGCTAAGTCAATATAATATTTTTTATCTAACCAGTTTGGTACTTTAGCATCTTTAATATTACTATTAACAATCTTACAGTTCTCTGGAACATTACTAAATCTATCTCTTTTAACTCCATCAGTAAGAAGCTTACACTTAAATATAGTAGTGTCATTCTTATCTAAAGAAGCAAATGCTCTATAACTCTTCCAATAATATCTAGTGTTATTATGCTCTACAAAGTCATACTTACTAGTTAACTTATAAACTTTTTGGAATTTAATTAACTCATCACAATTATTAATAGTATCTTCGATCTTTATATCTTTAACAAAGTAATTAATTAACGCTTCATTAACTATAGGTAAATCGTAGTCTAATTCTTTTAACTCTTTAACGTAAGCACCTTTACACTTCCATCTAGGTTTACCTTTCTTATTATATAACTCACCAGTAGGTACGATCGCATAGTTATTAACATCTTTTTGGAATAACTTCTTAGCGTAAGTAAACTCCATTGAAAGACCTGTTCTAGTTTCCCAGTCATTAATTATTGAATCAACTAACTCAAAATCTTTCTTTTTAATCTTAAATAAAATACCATCAGTATTGGTTTGTTGTAACGTGATATAAGGCTCTAAATGTTCTATTAAATCTAACATTAATAATTGGCCATAAATACATACTAAGTTTTGATTTAACTTATCATATAAAGGGTTATATTTATCACCCATACAACCGTATGTAGTGTTACATATTTGTTTATATAAAGGTCTTCTAGGGTCACCATTATTCTTCATTACTAAGTTCTTAGTGTATATATCTATAAAAGTTTGTTTAGACTTAATAGCTCTAGGTAGTAAATCATACATTATCATTATCGTTGGATATAGACTACTAACGTCAGCTAAAATCATAAGCTCATCATCTTTACAAATATAACTATATTTCTTTAATGCTCCGTGTAAACCACCCCAAGCAAAGATATGTGGACATCCTGCAATTGTTGTTTCAAGTTTACTATCATAACTGTAGTTTTTTGAGTCTAAATACCAATTTAACACATATTTATACTTTTTTACGTCTAAGTTACTAGGAATTCGTAAACTCCATTCATCTGTAAAACTCTTTTTATGAGTTACAAGAATTACAGCAATTAACTGTGCAGTAGTTTTTGTGATATTAGACAAAGGTAAATTGAACTCATTAATTAAACCTAAATGTGTTTCAAACTCATCTTTTCTAATTTTAAATACTTCAATAGTTTGTTCTACATCGTGAGTACAATAATAAATAGTTTGTTCCAACTCTTCTTTAGTTAATGGTCGATCAATATTAAAAGGAACTGTTGTTTCTCTAATATCATTTCCCATAAAACATTCTAGTGTTTTTAGACCATAATCAGTTAGGCCTTTATACACATCATAATTGTAAAGTTGTATTTTATTAAACGCATTACTATACTGCCAACCTGGTTTATCTTGACGAATTAAATGGTCATTTATAAGATAAGGGTCCATATCAAGTAAGATACCTTTTAATATATACTGGTCATAACTTCGTGAGTTAAAGCCGATCCATATGTTATCTTTATTTTGCTCATAGAAGCTCCTTAATTGACCTACGTTGTTATGTATTACCGTTTTAATATTATTTATAGGGTCTATGATTACAACCAACCAATCGTATTTAAAGACCTCAAAATCGTAAAATAATAACATCATTTATCCTTTCTAAGCTCTCTACGAGAACGTTAACTTTTAAAAGTAATATAAATATCAATTAACATTCTCGTAGAGCTGCTATTATTAATTAATCTGCAAATACACCTGTTACTTTAACATCTGGGAAGTTGTTTTTCATTGTGTATTGAATTTCATAAGTGTTATGTTCAACATTTTCACAAATATCTAATAATAAATCTTTATAATCTTCAAAATCAATAAACTCTACTTCGAATTCAGGTTCTAAAGATTTTAATAGCTCATTAAATAAGTGAAGACCTAAAGCAGATAACTCTCCATTTTGAGTTTTACAAACTAACATTTTATTTAAGAATAAACATTGTTTAGCATACTTACCTTCAACAATTCTAAATTGAATTTTACCCATTGGCATACCTGGTTGTTTAGCTTTTTCACCAGTTTCACCTAATTCGATTTTTTCTACTTTAACGATGTACTTACCAGTTGGTACTTCTACGAACGCATTTTCTTTTGCTTTATTTACAGCCTCTTTTACATTTTTTAAATCAATATCAAACATTTTAATTTCCTCCATTTATTTTATTTACATATTTTAATATTTCTTTAGCAATTTCATACGGTGTGTTATGTGAAGTATTGAACATCAATGTGTGATAACCATTATCTTTTAATTGGTTGTATACTTCATTAAACTCTTTTGTGTGAATATCATAATCGATCGATGGTTCTTTCGTCATTTTACAACGAATTTCCCAATCGTCTTTGTCAGCAGTTAACAATACATTTACTGTATGCTCTTGATTTGTAATATCATATTTGTAGCCTCTATTAAATAGTTTAGTATATACAACCATTGTCATATAACCTCTAGCTGTACAAATATATTTAGCATTTTGTAGATAGTAAATGTATTGACGAATAGTATCTTTTCCTGTTTTATCGATACCGTCTAAAACGATATTATAGACTTTCATCATCGTTAGTTAACCACTTTTCTATCATTTCTGTTTCACCTGGAAGTAATAACTCAGGTTCTTCGTTATACATTCTAATTAACTCTTGAGTCCAAGCTAATTTCTTATAATCTAATAAACAATTATCAGTAGCTTCAGTTACATATTTATTAGCATCAGGATAACGTTTATATGAGTTACCAAACATTGCATCACAGCAAGTTGATACTTTTTTATTAGCACCAGCAGCGTCACATTCATCTAATAAATAGTTATAAATATATTTATCTAACTCATCTAACTCAGTGCTATTATTAACTTGATTTCTTAGCTCTTTAATAGTTAATCTACACAAGTAATTAATTTCATCGTGTGTATTATTATCTAGTCTTTGACCACAACATCTTTGGAATAAAGGCATTGTAAATGATGCAGATAAAGCAGCTGTTTGGCCATTTAATAAACAATATCTAGCATCTTGATATGGAATATTAGTAGTTTCTTTCTTTTCATTACCTTTAACCATATCATTATATAACTCAGTGCTATCTTTAATTAATTTAATAAATCGATCACGATACTCAGAGTTATAAATATTTAATGGAATTACTACATCGTGATTTGTAGGTTGTGGCATTTGTGACTCAGAATTAAACATCCAACCACGTTGTCTAGTTATTTGTGCTAGACATACTCTACTAATTCTTTTAAACACTACTTGAATCATAATTGCTTCTTGTGGTGCAGGATTTAAACGCTTAGCCAAACTATCTTTAATAAATGTTTGAACTAATTCATTTTGAGGATTGTACTCAACATCGTGTAAACTTATCCACGTTTGTTTAAGCATATCCCACATTATTTTTCCAGGATGTTTTGTAAAATCAATAACTTCAACAGACATTCCTTTATATCCATTTTTAATCATTTGATTGTCCTCCTTTATTTACTAAAGTGTTCAACTTACGACGATATTCTTCTAAACGAGTACGTGTATCACTCTTAATTTTATAAATATCAGTGTGATTATTTCCTAATGATATTTCGTGTTCAACATATTGATAAACAGATAAAGCATCAGCATATACTACAACAGTGTTAATTAGTTCATTATCACAGTCATTCATTAGTTTAGAATATTTTCTAAAATGTTCATTAAAATAAGTGTCTTCATACTGTTTCAATATTGGTCTAAGATTTAATCTCTCTTTAACATCGTAAGTTATATCATTTAACTCAATCTCAGGCATATCGTGTAAAATAGCTTTAATTAATACTTGAAGTTTTAATTCATCATTTAATTGATATTGGTCACAAATTTCTAAAGCTAATAAAGCTACAAAGAACGAATGCTCAGCGACACTTTCAGTTGAGATTTTAGTTCTAGAATTATATCTCATTATGTTTTTTAGTCTATAAATATATTGTAAATCATCAAAATTTAGTCTCATTCTATATCACCTTTATATGAATCATATACATCTTTAAAATTATTACTTTCGTTTAACTCAAATAATAATTGAATTTGATTTACTACATAGTTACCTGTTTTAGCTAACATTAAATTAAATGGTTTATTGCCATTGGTTTCTGAGTAGTAAATGATCGGTTTTTTACAAGCATAAGCAAAACCAGCTTCCCAAATAGTACCAGTATCTTTATAATCATATATAACTACTACTACATCTGCTGCTTTAATAGCTTCAATATTACCTATAAGAATTTGAGTCATTACATTATTTGTTGTAACACCTTTAATAATTTCTCCTTCTTTACGAGGATTAAATACATCATATGAATCTTTTATTGTATTATAAATCCTAGTGTGTAGTTCTTCTTGTTCAGGAGTAAACCATCCACCAGCTAAATACACTTTCTTTTTCATATTATTCACCTACAGTTCGTCTTCTTCGTCTAGTTGGTGTTGCGTCAGCTGTTTCAATTGGTTCAGGCATATTAAAACCACCTTCTGCTAATTTTTCAGCTAATGTTTTTCTACTTCTTTTAGGTTCTTCTACTACTTCTTTAGCAGGTGTTACTACTTCAGTATCGCTCATATCTGTTACATCTTTTTTAAGTTTAGCTTCATCTTGAGCTTTTTCTGCTAAATACTCTTTGTTTTTTTCTCGCATTTCAGCTTTGAAAGCTTCACGTTGTTCATCAGTTAAACCATCATTAATTTTTTTACGTTCTCTACGTTTAGGTGTTTCTTCAGTTGGTGGAACTGTATCATTACTAGGTTTATAATCTTCAACACCAGCTAATTGTTTAACACTTTCTGTAGCAATAGCTTCTGCTGCAATTCTAGTCGATCTACGACTACCTCTTGTTGGTTTTTCAGCTAAAACACCTTTCTCTTCAATAACTTCATCTGATAATTCATAGAACTCACGAATAATTCCATCAACCATCTTTAAGTCATTATCAATTAAGAAGTTATTAAACATTCCCATTGGTGATTTACAAATATCTTTACCTGAGTTTTGAGTTTGGAAAGTATAAACACCATCAATAACATTTGTCATTAAAACGATAGTTGCTGTACCTTCAACAGTTAATTTTTCATCTAACATTTTACCAATTGTTTTAACTTTGATATTTCCATCACTATCTTTTTCAGTGTGCAATAAGAAATAAACAATAACATCTTCAGGTAAATCATCTGTTGCAGATAATAAATCATAGAAATTTTTACCGATATCAGTAAACTTTTGCCAACTTTGTTCTTGTGCTCGTCTAAAGAACTCATTACCCATTACGTATTGAGCATCATCGATAACAATAACTTTCTTATCTGTAGACTTCATTCTACGGATAATTTCAGACACTTTATCACTTACAAAAGTGTCTTCAAATTTACCTCTAAATGGCAACTGTTTGTTAATTGATTTAATTAAACAAACTTCGTCTTTTGCGAAATTACGCATCGAAGTGGATTTGCCGGTACCACTTTGACCGATAATTAAAACTTTTTGTCCCATAGTTTTACTCCTTTTTCATTTCTTCTAATTCTGATGTATCTTCACCATTACTTTTGCAATATTTTTTAAACTCACAAAAGAAACAATTAGTACCTTTGTTAAATGTTTCATCTTCGATACAGTGTTTAGTATCGATTAAAAATTTAATAACATAGTTAATATCATAATTAACTTGTGCTATTTCAATTTCAGCATTTTTTAAATCTTCGATTAATTTAGTTTGGTAGTTTTTATCGTTATAATCTTTAACTTTAATTTTAGGAATAAACACATAATACAAATTACGTATTTTATCTCTATTATTTTTCTCGAAGAAGTATTTATATAAATGTAATTGTTCATCTTTTAAATAGTGAGATTTATTATTACTATATTTAAAGTCATACAGATCGTAAGTTTTATAACTTGTTGGAGTATATGTTTTATTACCAACTGTTACTTCTTCATTTGGTACTTCTACTAAATAATCGATATAACCAACAAAATCTTTATCTTCGATTTTGTCTTCAAAATAACCATCTTTAGGAATAGCTTCTTGCACTTTAGGAATTAAATACTCTAACTTAATAGCTTCATCAACCATTCCTTGAGTTACACTATTATAATTACTAAAATACTTTTTAATTGCAGCTTCAATACCTTCATCAATACCTAAGTGCATAGCTGTACCTAAAACTAAAGCATTGTCCACTCTAAAATCAAATTTAGCTTTTAGTTTGTCAATATATCTTAATTTGTATAGATACGGACAAGTTCTATAAGTATCAATTCTGCTGTGTGACGCTTGCATCTATTATTTCACCTAACATTTTATAAATTTGTTTTAGCTTGTCTTGAGTATCTTCTTTACGTTCATACAATACTTTAGTTGAGTGTATATTATTATAAACCTTAATAATATCTAACTCAGTTTCACCATCTTTATCATTTAAGTTTTTATCATAACTAAATGCAGATGTGACCCACTCACCAGTATGTATATTAGTTAACATATCATCATAACAAACTAAACATTCTAAACCATTTCTTAGTTTGACAAACATACCTTTTTTTAAATCAGCTTTTGTCATTTATACCTCCATCATAATTGCTTGATATATCAGATAAGCAATTTCTTTATAATCATATAATCTACTATCAGCTACATTATCTACAAAACAACACTCAACCAATATAGCTGGACATTTAGTGTTCTTAATAACATAAAATTTAGAACCATCTTTTACACCACGATTTTTATAACCCATTGTGTGTAAATTATCACAAATACGAGTAGCAAGTGGTAGCTTTTGACCTTTCCAAGTATAAGCTTCAACACCATTCCCACCACCAGCATTAAGATGGATAGAGATAAATAGTTCAGCATTCTCGTTATTAGCTAGGTCAACCGCTTCTTTTAAGTTATCATTGGAACGGTCAAATACAGCCGGGATAATTTCGTGTTTACTAGTAGATAACAAATTCATTAAATGGTAAGCAATTCTACGTGTTTCAATTGATTCGTTAAGAAGTTTGTTAGCACCAGTTCCTTTACCAAATTTAGTGTGTCCTGCGTTAATAACTATTTTCATAGCACTACATCTCCTTATATAAAATCACTCATTTTAAACCAACCATCAAACTCATCAAGTTCATCACCAAATTCGTCAAAGTATGTATTAGGTAACATATTCATCATACGTTGTTCATTCAATAATCTACTAATAAGTTTGATACACTCGAATTTATTTAAACCTTCATAAGAGTATTTTAAGTTAGTTAATAATTCCTTTTGTTTTTCAGTTGGTTCTAACGCTCTTTTAATTTGTTCTTTTGTTATTTTTACCATCTTTTTTTCACAGCACTACATCCTTTCCAATTGGTTCATAATGTTTTAAGAACTCAATCAATTTTTTAAATTTATCATACCCACTAGGGTATAAAACAAGTCCTATTCCACCACATTTTTTAATTTGCTCTATGTGGTATAGTTGTAATTCACTAGGTTTTCCATTAGGAGCTTTGAGTTCTACACCTAAGAAAAAACCATTACAATTGATTAATAAATCTGGAGTACCAACTCTACTAAATCTATCTCCGTGAGTTTTGATATAATAACAACCTTGTTCATCTAAAAACTTTTTAACTTTGGTTTCAAACTGTTTTTCAGCTGCTATATGTCATCAGCTCCTATAAAGTGTAAACGACCACACTCAGGACATTTAAAATAATAAGAATACGAAAGTGTAGCCATTGAATATCTCAAATCTAAATCATCGTTTTCAAGTTCAAATTCGCAACCACAGCTTCCACATTTATATATAAAATTATCTTTAAAATATTTTCCGTGTTTAATTATTTTCATAACTCTAACCATTTACCTTTGTTGCAATTTTTTAAGAAATTCCAAATACGCTTTTTGTCAAAATTAAAATACTTTTCAAAACAATATTCAGCTAATCCATCATAATTCATATAGAACGATAAATTTTTAAAGTCTTTTTTAGTTGATGGTTGTTTTTTATAATATCTATATAACGCTAAACCTAAACCTGTAACATAACTAAATTGATCGTCTTCGTGACACTTAACAACAGTCTTAAAATCACCAATTTCAAGAATAGTTGCGTTGCCGTTGAACATTACTCGTTTTACTTTAGCAGGTACTATAAAACTATGACTTAGAGTTTTATCACTACTAGGTTTACCTAAATCAACACCTACTGCAAATCCAACTTTATCTAGAGGTGATATATTTGGGTTAGCTTTTAACCATTCATCCACTCTGTCTTCAATTGAAAACTGTGATATATATGGACTATAAGTAAATATTGTACAGTCTGATATTTGATTACCAATAGCTTCATCTTCAACTAATTTATAAGTTTTACCACAATTAAGTGGTCCGTATATTCGTTCTAGTGGTTTAACCTCAATTTTATATAAGCCATCACTATTTCCGCATTGACTTACTATGTTACATTTAATTTCTTTCATACTCATTTATATACAGCTCAATGTTATGTAATTTACTTCTTAAGTGATTATTCTCAGCTTTTAACTCTTGGATAACCTCTCTTAAAGCTTTATTTTCTAACACCAATTCTTCATTGTTCA